CGCCGCAATATCTCGAAGGGATGGAGTGAGCGCCGAATCAGTTCGCGGTAAATGGCAAAAGGCAACCGATGAAGGAACAAGGCTTGACCATGCGTTTAAGTTGTTCTCTCAAACAGGACGTATTCTTATAGAGAACTCAGATTTAGAAGAAATAATTAAAGAACTAAGCGTTAAGTATAAGTGTTATCCAAGAACTTATGAGGACCTGGTTATATACAATGAAGAGTTTAGAACTGCCGGCGAGATTGATAGACTTGCGTTTACTAGTAAGTTCAAAAATTGCAATGTGCATATAATGGACATTAAAAGATTTGAAGGTGGTATGACTTATGAGCCGAAGGGTCAGCCGTGGTTAAATTGGCCTTTTGCTCATTATCCAAATACTAGATACACAAAGGTTACATTTCAGTTGAGTTTTTACGCTTGGCATTACGAGAAGTTGACGGGTCAGAAGATTGAAAGATTATTTGTGGACATGGTTAAGATTGTAGATGGAAAGATGATAAATGAAGTTGTTCCTGTGCAATACATAAAAACAGACATTGAGTTATTACTCAGCACATTTAAGCAACAAATTATGAACATAGTAGAACCAGTTAAGTTATATGAATTTTAAAAACAATTATTAATGAAATATTTTATTGATACAGAGTTTATCGAAGGGTTTAATCAACCTAAATTTTTTGGAATACCAGTCGGAAAGAAAAGGCATTTCATTGATTTAATTTCCATTGGAATTAAAGCAGAAGATGGCCGCGAGTATTATGCTATAAGTAATGAGTTTAATTCTAAAGACGCAGATCAATGGGTTACAGATAATGTTATAGCCAAATTATATGATGATGATGGTATTAATATTGGACGCAGGATATCTAATAAACAGATAGCACAAGAGATAAGTTCTTTTATCGCATACGGAGAAACAATGACTTCGGAAATTGAATTTTACGCTTATTATGCTGATTATGATTGGGTATTGTTCTGTTCATTGTTTGGCAGAATGACTGATTTACCTAAAGGATTTCCAATGTACTGTAAGGATTTAAAGCAAATTTTGGATGAAAAAGCCGAAGAAAAAATAATGGAAGTTGAGAATAAAATTGATGGTAAGACAAGATTTGAACTATCACTTGAAAAAATAAAATCTCATTATGCGTACCCAAAACAGTCAGACGAACATAATGCTTTGTCGGACGCTAAATGGAATTTTGATCTATACAGATTTATTAAAAACAAATTATGAGCATTAACAAAGAAACATTCCCAGCAGGCAGCCCACATCAATTTGCGGAGGACTTATATTGGGAGTTCAGTGAGTTTGAAAATCTTACTGTCGATGAAGTAAAGAAGTGTTGCGACATAACCTTAAAGAAGTTAATGACCAATTCTGACACAGAAATGAGATTGTACTTTGATATGTGCAGAGATATAATTAAAAAGAGAGGAGTCAAAAAATGAGCTATTTATTCTACATAGATTCAAAAAACAACGCGATACTTCATCCAGAAGTAGTAAAATTATGCCCATCATTTAACGCACTTTCTGACAAGGAGGTGCTTTTTGTTATTTTGTACGCAGACTACAATTCAATATACAAGCAATTTCCTGACCACGAAAGAAAAAGGAAGGCTATGTGGCACGCTTTTGATGACAATGAGATTGAAATAATTGAATCTGAAAGGGTAAAAATATGCGTTCAGGATTACATATCTCTTCAATACAATTCTAAGATTGAGACCGCCAGAAAGTATCAGCAGAAAATAGACAAGCTGTTAATGCAACTTGATGAAGATGACAGTCCGTCTTCCATAGAAAAGATCGATAAAGCCATAGATGCTTTAAACAAAAGGATAAATTCAATGAATAAAGAAATTCTTGAAGACACAATAGATGAAGGCGTTTTAAAGGGAGGCAGAACAAAAAGCTTGCTTGAAAAGCTTATTTCAAACAAAAAAAGATACGAGTCTATTGTTGGACATAAATTATAATTATGGCATTATTAAAACCTTTTGACGGCACGAATTTCGACCCACTAAATCCACAACATAGACCGCCTTACATAAAGGGTAAAAACTTCTGTCCAAATCCTATTGTGGTTTACGGAATACCAAGAGAGGCCGACAGCACAAGGGATAAAAAGGTGATAGGAACCGTTGCGTGGGAAAAATTTTGGGAGACCGAAATAGAAAGAATACATAACGGGTATCAAACCGGCGGTTATTGGATTCCAGGTCACTACTACTACTATCTTAATTATGCTGTAATGTCAACTATTAAGTTTGGAAACATTAATCCAGACATAGATGACTTACACATGGAGCTTGCCTATCTTATAGATTATTGTAAAAAGTACGGTAAAAACTTAATGATTCCAAAGGCTAGAAGAAAGGGTATTTCTGAGGCTACTCACAAGATGGTTATCGATTACGGATGGAGATTTAAGTATTCATACAAGGCCGGAATTGCATCAGGAAAGAAAGATTTTATCACTGACTTTGTGGCTAAGTTGCGATATGGATGGATGCACCTACCTCCTGAATTATATGTTGGGACTCATTTAAACAATGATGATGAAATTATTGCCGGTTGGACACAGAAGAACACACATGGTGCATGGGAAGAATTAGGCACGATGAATACGGTTTATACCAGAACAATTCACGCCGATGCATCAGGGTTCAAGGGTAACTATTACAATGATATTATTGTTGAAGAGGTTGGTGAGACTGAGAAGTTTTTAGAATTTTGGGCAGGTACACGCGACGCAATGAGTGATGGCGCAGGGAATCAAATCGGCAATGCTTATGTGTACGGAACTGGCGGTGACATTAATAAAGGCTCTAAAGCATTTAAAGAGGCTTGGGATAGAAACAAGGAAAATAACTTTATTGACACAAATAATTTTATAAGATTTGTAATTCCGGCTCAACGTTTTTATTTCTATGGCGGAAATATAAATAAATCAAGAGATTTGCCAGCCACGTCAAGTTTGTTTAAAACATATAAGCCTTATCAGCTTATAGGAGTTGAAGACATTGATTTATCATTAAAGGATATTATGCAAACCCGTGAGGATAAAAAACACGGTAGAAGGAAAGACTACTTGGATTATTTGCAAAATAATCCCGTAAATGAACAAGAGATTTTTAGAAAATCAGTTATTAACAATTTCGACACGGTAAAGATAAATTCAAGAATGGCTGAATTAGAATCCATGACATATCCTCCATGGACCAAGTACAAATTGGAATATGTTAGAGATGAAAAGGGAATGATAAAACAGCCCGCTCAGGTTAAATGCAGGGTGTTAGAAAAGCATGAAGATCAAAATATTTGCATTTGGATTTCAGACAGCGGGCACCCTGACGCTAATTATATAGGTAAATACGTTGCTGGAATAGATAGCTACAATATAGACACATCCTCGTCATCAAAATCGCTTGGAGCGATGTTGGTTTTAGATCGGCTAACTAAAAAGCCGGTGGCAGCTATATGTTGCAGGCCTCCAAGAAAAGAGATATTTTTTGAAATGTGTGTAATGCTTTCTATTTATTACAAGCTGTATTTTAATGTACTAGGTGACGTTGCCAGTGATACTATTATAAAGCATTTTGAAATATCTGGATGTTATAAGTACTTAGCAGACAGACCTAAAAAGTTTGAGTCGGAAGGTAGTACCCAATCTCATGACAAGTGGGTAAGGTTAACCGATTATAGCAGGCCAAGAATGATTGGATTAATGCAGTCTCACGTAAATGATTACTGCGACCAAATAGACTTCCCTGAGCTTTTAGACCAATTAGGAAACTATGACGAGGTGGCTAAAGATAGCGATAATGACTTGGCCGACGCATTTGGAATAGCCCTAATGCAGGATATATCCTGCGAAATAAAGCCAAAAGACCAATCTGAAAACAAGATTCAGAACAGATTTGAACTAACACAATTCGAGGATGATGGCAATGGCGGACTAAGACTTAAAACGAGCGGTTCAGGAACCCTAAAGGATATTCAGGAAGACAGAGATTTAATGTGGGATATGTTTGGAGGTCCGCAGGGTTAAAATAGTGCCAATAACTTATTTGAAGTAAGTTAAACTATTTTTATATATTTACACAACCTATTAACATTTAACGCATGAGCCTGCTATACCCCAGACAAGATTTATTTTTAAAGGATAAAAATGAGGCTTGGCTAAAATCACATCTTGATTACGCCGAATCTGTTCTTATGTATGGGAATAACGCCCGATCCCGAATGTCGAGATTATTTTTAGGGTATAATGGAATTAAGGTTAAAGGCTCACTTGATTGGCTCACTAAACGATACGGAGAAACGGATAAGGCCACTTATATCGCTTATAGGTTAGGGAGAACCAAGATAGACTTACTTCACGGAGAATGGCTAAAAAGACCATTGGCCGCCACTGTTACTACAATCAACTCAGAGGCAATGACTGAAAAAATGGCTCAGTACGACCGAATGGTTGGGGCCATGATTGCTAAAGATGAAATTGAAGCTATCAAAAAACATACCGGTGTTGATTTAATGGAGGGGGTGCAAATACCCCAAGATGAAGAAGACCCTGTGTGGAAAAAAATGTCTTTTAAAGACAAGGCGGAAGACATGATGCAAATCATTCTTGACAATCAGGTTAAAGAGCTTGATTTAAAGAAGAAGATTGGTGAGAGCTTTAAACATTGCGAGATTACTAATTACGCTTTTGGTCAAATTGAAAGAACTGAAACTGGTGATATTGAATATTGGACTATCGACCCGCGCGACGCTATTTTTGAAGCTATTGAGGGCGATGACTACATGGAGAAAAGCCCTATTATGGGATGTCGTAAATGGCTTCCTGTACATACGGTTTTAATGAAGTATAAGCTCACTGATGCACAGCGCGAACAATTAGAAACGGCAAGAAAAAACCCTTCTGCATGGACCGGTCAAACGGGAAGCGGTAGAGGTTTCATGCGTGACTTTAATGGTCAGTTGGAAGTTGCGGTACTGCATATTGTGTGGAAATCAGTTACACCAAGTTACTATAAGATCGTTCCTAAAACTCCAAATCAATTAGAATTAGAACCGGAAACCGATTCATTCAGATTAGAGCTAGACCCTATTAAATACGAAAACAATAAAGACTACCATGATAAAATGGTGGCTAAGGGTGAGTATGTAATTGAGACCAAATGGAGAGAAGAGGAATATGAGGCAACAAGGATTGGCGGTATTATTGACATTAATATGCGTCCTACTTATTTCCAAAAGCATTCGACGGACAAACCTTCACACGTACTTTCTTCTACCTATGTAGGGTATGTACACGGCAGGACTGATGGGGTGGTTGTTTCATTACAACAAGTAATTGAAAACTTCGAGAACATTTACGACATTTTAATGTATCAGATATTAAAAGATGTGGTGCGCGCGAAGGGTAAGGTGATTGTTTTAGATAGAGCTGGACTTGGCATCTTGGAAAAGCTGGACGGTGTAATTCATAAGATTACAAACGACGGGGTGTTGGATATTGACTCGGCTCAGGCCGGACAAAATGGAAGCCGTTACAATCCAAATGACATTATTAAAAAAATTGATTTAGGATTGAGTGATAACTTCTCTTTCTTGGTAGCTTTAAGAAATGACATTCGTAACGAGCTTAATTTAATTACAGGTATTAACGAGAACCGAATGGGAATAACTCCCGCAAGTTCGACGGCCACCGCCCAACAATCAGATATTTCAAATTCACGAACTATCACCGAGGCTTTATTTTATGGATTCTCGGGATTTACAAAACGCGTGATGCAACAAATAGTAAACGCTTCCGCTATCAGTTGGGCGTTTTATAAAGTAGAGAAGGGCGAGCAGATACTAGGTTCTGATAAATTCAATTTCTTACAAGTAACTAAAGATGTAGGTTATAGGGATTATGGTGTATTTATTGAAGACGGCAGCGCTTATATGGAGATAAGTCAGAAGATAGACGCTGTTATGCAGCTTGCTATTAATGCTAAGACTATTGATACTATGGATGTGATGAATGTGATGCTGGCAGAAACTCTATCTCAGAAAAAAGCATTTTTGCGCGAGGCTATGGAAAGAATGAATGCTATTGCACAACAACAGCAGGAGGCTAATAACCAAGCTCAGGCTCAAATGCAACAAGCTCAATTAGACCAACAGTTGCAGATACATCAGGAAGAGCGCGAAGACATACAGCGCCAACAATCAGAAATTGTGGAACTACAAGGTCAGGTTCAAATGATGGTGGATGATAATAAGGCTAAGAACAATATGCACGAGCAGAATCTTAAAGGTCAACAAGAGATTCTTAAAAGCACGATAGACAATCAAAATTCTGCGGTTTAAATTATAATTAAGGGTTAACAATTTACCGCTTTCAAAAGGACTATTCTTCACAGGGTAGTCCTTTTTTCATTTCAAATTTGTAATGGAAATATTTTCTTTTAAACCGTCTCAAATCTGTGATGTTAATATCTTTTTTATTCTTTGTGTTAAAATAGTTAGATATTTATGCAACCTTAAAAATTTAACAAAATGCCAGAAGAAACAAATCCCGCTTCCGTTTCGGAACAGTCAAGCACTGTAACAGCGCCAGATTGGTCTCTACTTGATGAATTATCTAACAACCAAGAAGTTAAGATTGAGTCACCAAAAGTAGAAACCCCAGAACAAAAAACAAACACTGATGTAATCACCGACGAACAAGTTAAGGATGACGGCATTAAGATTGAAGTCCCAGAAGAAAAGAAAGAAGAAAAAAAGGAAGAAACTCCTGCCGCGACTGAAACGCCAGAAGTAAATCCTTTATTTGAAATCAAACCGGAGGACCTTACCGATGTGCCTAAAACATTTGAAGAGGGTACTTTTCAAGCTCTTGCCAAAGACGGCTGGGGCATTGAACTAAAAGAAGAATCTTTTGATGCTTTTAAAGAAAACTTCGTTCCGAAGGCAGAGTTAGAGAAAGTAACTCAAATGACTAAGGAGTCAATTTTAGCTGAATACTCCCCAGAAACTGCGGCTACAATTCAGTTATTAGAACTTGGCCTTCCACAAGAATTAATCCTTGAACCAACTCGTAATGTAGACAACAATGTTACCATTATTGATAACGCGGTTAAATTAGGAGACGCTGAGTTAGTTCGCGCCGAGCTTGAAAACACAGAAGGTTGGACTCCTGAAATGATTGACACAGAAATCGAAGAGTTGGTGGCTAATGGAAAGATAGCTCACAAGGCTCAGGTGGTAAGGGTTAATCTATTGAACGATAAAAAGGTTCTGTTAGCTCAAAGAGAAGACATATTAAAAACACGCAATGATTTAATTGCCAAACATACTACGGATAAACAACGCGTTGCTGAACAAAAAAAGGAACAAGATAATTCCCTATTCCTAAAGGCTCTGAATGATAAGTCAGACTTTATGGGAGTTCCTATTCCTAAAGATTTCAAAGACGCAGTTGCTCTGAAGTTCCGCAGCGGGCTTTATGACAGCAAATTATCTGAAGCACAAACAAAAGTAAACTCAATCCTTTTCGCAGAATTAGGCTCTAAGTTTGCCGATCTAGTAAAGAAGTCCGCCTTTGCAAAAGGGAAAGAGACTGAAATTAAAAAGAATGCCAATATCCCTCCCATCTCTTCCGCAGCGTCGGGACAACGAGTGATAAACAAAGAACCAAGCCAAGACAAAGAAAACGACTTTAGTATTATTCAACAGGATTTTGGGAATAAATAATTTAATTATTAATCTCAAAAACTAAAATAAAATGCCAGCATCAAATCGCGGTGTCATTACCGTATCAACCGGTACTTTCTCTAACGACTGTACTACACAAAATGACTTGATTACAAATCAAGCTGTATTCCCTGAAATCCGTAAATGGATTGAGTTCGCTAACCGTCGTTCATTGTTTACAATGTTAACCTCAGGTGTAGTAACTCCTTATGGTATTGACCCTTCAATTCAAACTGACAGCCCCGGTGCTTCAACTCGCGGTACTTCTATGGGTATTGGAACAGATGCTTATCAGTTCCGTATTATGGGACGTATTGAGAAGCCTGCCGTTATTTCTTCACAAGTAGGCTCTACACAAGCTGATGGTTCTTTCACTTTAAAAATGATGGACAATCACTTGAAAAAAGGACACGTAGTTGTATTTGGCGGAACAGGTAACTTTGTTGCTACCGTTCAATCAAGCGCTCGCCCTACTTCTGGCGGTTATTTATATGACTTCCAATCTAACAGTGGAGATTTATTTGTATTCGCTACTCACACTCAAAGCTCAGGAACTAAAACTTGTTTCCCTGGTTGGACTGCATTTGGTGAAAAATCACTTCGCGGTTATGGTGAATCAGCTTTCCCAAGTATGTTCATTAACCACATGACCACTCAACGCGCTACTGCTACCATTTCCGGTGACGCTGGCGCTCGTGTTCTTTGGTTAAATTACATGACTACTAAAGACGGTGTAGATAAAACTGTAAAAGGTTGGATGCCGGAAGAAGTGGCTCAGGAAGAAGCTAAATTAACTATCCGTAACGAACGTGCTAAATGGCATGGTGTTTCTACGATGAAAGATGCTAACGGCGCGCTGTTAACTCAATCTCGTATGACCGACCCTGACACCGGACTTCCTATCATCCAAGGTGATGGTTTTGAAGAGCAAGTTGCTGGTGGTAACGTATTAACAGCATCAGGCGTTTCAGGACAACCTACCATTGATGACTATATTGACATGATGACCACCTTGAAGAAAAAAGGTAACATGATTTCAGGTTATACTTGGGTAATGGTTACTGGAGCTGATGGTTTCTCTAACTTCCAATCTGAGTGTGTTGCTTTAGGAGTAATGCAAAACATTACTTTCATGGATGTGAACAACCAAACTGGCGCTACTAAAGTTGCCGGTGGCGCTATGAGAGAAGTGGGTTATACATTCTCTAAAATCAATGTTGCGGGTAGCTCACTTATCTGTGTTGAAAATCCAATGTTTGATGACCCTAGCTACCGCCCACAAACTCTTTCTAATGGAGCTTCTGTATTAGGTTCTACTTGTTATTTCTTCCCTATCGGAGAAAGTAACGGAGCTAAAAACATGGAGATTCTTCATAAAGAAGGTAATGGCCGTAACCGTCAAAAAGTAACAGCAATGTTATCTGGTATGACTGGCTCTTCTCAAACAGCCATCACACAAGAAGATGCTGACGTGTATGCTATCTTAAAACAAGATATGATTGCAGTTTACAATACTCAACTTTGCGGTATTATTTACCCACGCGTATCTTAAAAAATATAAGGGGGTAATCAAGAAAAGGTTACCCCTTTTTTTTATAAATAACAAATAACAAAATAAGAAATGAGTAAGCACATTTTCATTCCTTCTACGAGAAAAAATGCGGATGGTAAATCTATCCAAGAGGACGTAGAGTTTGTTTATTGGAGAAATCCTAAAACGAACGAAGAGTACAAACTATTAAACCTAGAGAACGATTCACTCGCCCCTCGCTATGGTATAGTTGAACTTAAACCAATTAAAATATCCAACAGGCACGATAACCAAGTTGGATTTAGATTACTAACTGACAAAGTAAGAGATTGCAATATCGGCATACCGGTTAGGTTTGACCCGAAAACTGACAATCCTATTTGGCAGAAAGTGGAAATTTCTAATTCAGAAACATACGACTTGTCAAATAAAGATCAGCGCATGGAATGGATTATGGTAAAAAACTCCCCTTACTACACAGACATCGTTGATGGCGTTGAATTAAACGCAAATTTCGACGACGGTATGAAGGCGAGGTACAAGGCTGTTGATAAAGAAAGAGAGGCTAATACTTTTGCTCGTAAGTTAAAAGTTAAACGTAATGCAGAAGATATTGCAGAGGCTTTACTTGACAGACCAAAAGAACTGGAAGAAACGGCGCTTATGTGTGGCTTTGACCCTAAAGCTATGTCTACTCAACGTTTGTGGGTAGAGGTAGTTAAATTCGCTGAGAATAAGCCGGAAGAGTTTATGAAAATTCATAGCAGCGATACTAAGACCGAATTATCAGTATTACGTAGAGCTGTTCTTACTGGTAAGGTTAATGAATCTCGCGCGAAGGGATGGACTTACAGCGGTCAAACTTTAGGATATACAGAACAAGAGGCGGTGGCGTTCTTAAAAGAACACCCACAATTACTTGCTTCTATTGAC